GTCAGCTGGCGAGAGTAAATCTGCAACAGAAATCATTGCTGTTTCCGGGCCGCGCTGCTGGATGGGATTTGATCCTTCGCGTGGCGTGGATAGTTCTGCTGTGTACGAGGTGCGTGTATGAGTAATGACGATATGAGCAACTCTAGCGGCTTTAACGAGGCTGCCGCAGCATTTTCATGGAACGGCCCGAAAAAGGCCATTAACCCTTATCTGGAACCGGAGGAAGTTGCGCCGGAGTCTGCACTTTCAAACATGATCACTCTGTACGCTGCCGATAACGAGCAGGAACAGCAGCGCCGCGAGGCACTGAGTGATCAGGTCTGGGAACGTTATTTCTTTAATGAATCCCGTGATCCTGTCCAGCGCGAAATGGAGCAGGATAAGCTCATTAGCCGGGCAAAGCTGGCGCATGAGCAGCAGCGTTTTGACCCGGACATGGTCATTCTGTCGGACGTCAGCGCCCAGCCTACCCACATCAGCAAGCCGCTGATGCAACGTATCGAATACTTCAGCAGCCTGGGCAGGCCAAAGGCTTATTCCCGCTATTTGCGTGAGACGATTAAGCCATGTCTGGAGCGACTGGAGTATGTACGCGACAGTCAGCTATCCGCTTCTTTCCGTTTTATGGCAAGCCATCAAGGGCTTGAGGGCCTGCTGATCCTGCCTGAAATGAGTCAGGATCAGGTAAAACGCCTGTCCACCCTGGTAGCAGCGCATATGAGCATGTGTCTTGAGGCCGCTTGTGGTGATTTGTATGCCACCGATGACGTTAAGCCAGAAGAAATCCGCAAGACATGGGAAAAGGTGGCAGCGGAAACCCTGCGTCTGGATGTTATCCCGCCTGCGTTTGAGAAACTCCGCCGGAAAAGAAACCGCCGCAAACCTGTGCCCTATGAACTCATACCGGGTTCGCTGGCACGTATGCTTTGCGCCGACTGGTGGTACCGGAAATTATGGAAGATGCGTTGCGAATGGCGGGAAGAGCAGTTGCGTGCTGCCTGTCTGGTCAGCAAAAAAGCATCTCCCTATGTCAGCTATGAAGCAGTGACACATAAACGTGAGCAGCGCCGCAAGTCGCTGGAGTTTTTCCGTTCTCATGAACTGGTGAACGAAGACGGCGACACGCTGGATATGGAAGATGTGGTAAACGCCAGCAGCAGCAACCCGGCGCATCGCCGCAATGAGATGATGGCCTGTGTTAAAGGTCTGGAGCTTATCGCAGAAATGCGTGGTGACTGCGCCGTTTTCTACACTATCACCTGTCCGTCACGTTTCCATTCCACGCTCAACAACGGCAGACCCAACCCGACCTGGACAAATGCGACGGTAAGACAAAGCAGCGATTATCTGGTCGGCATGTTTGCTGCATTTCGTAAGGCGATGCACAAAGCCGGGTTGCGCTGGTATGGCGTGCGGGTGGCTGAGCCGCACCATGACGGTACTGTGCACTGGCATCTCATGTGTTTCATGCGCAAAAAAGACCGCCGCGCTATTACTGCATTGTTGCGTAAGTTTGCCATCCGTGAAGACCGCGAGGAACTGGGCAATAACACGGGGCCACGCTTTAAGTCTGAGCTGATAAACCCGCGCAAAGGAACGCCAACAAGCTACATCGCGAAATACATCAGTAAGAACATTGACGGACGTGGTCTGGCTGGCGAGATCAGCAAGGAAACGGGTAAATCCCTGCGTGATAACGCCGAATACGTTAATGCCTGGGCGTCTCTGCATCGTGTTCAGCAGTTCCGCTTCTTTGGTATTCCGGGGCGTCAGGCGTACCGTGAACTTCGCTTGCTGGCTGGTCAGGCGGCAAGGCAACAGGGTGACAAAAAAGCAGGTGCGCCGGTACTGGATGACCCGCGCCTTGATGCCATCCTGGCTGCCGCTGATGCTGGCTGTTTTGCCACCTACATCATGAAGCAGGGCGGCGTACTGGTTCCCCGCAAATATCACCTTATCAGAACAGCTTATGAAATTAACGAAGAGCCGACCGCTTATGGCGATCACGGTATTCGTATTTATGGCATCTGGTCACCCATTGTACAGGGCAAGATCTGCACTCATGCAATGAAATGGAAAATGGTTCGTAAGGCCGTTGACGTTCAGGAGGCGGCAGCCGACCAGGGCGCTTGCGCCCCTTGGACTCGTGGCAATAACTGTCCCCTTGCTGAAAATTTGAACCAACAAGGGAAAGACAAATCAGCTGATGGGGACTCCAGAACGGATATTACCCGTATGAATGACAAGGAGTTGCACGATTACCTGCACAGTATGAGCAAAAAAGAGCGCCGGGAACTGGCTGCAAGGTTACGCCAGGTGAAACCGAAACGGCGTAAAGACTACAAACAGCGAATTACAGACCATCAGCGACTGCAGCTCGTGTATGAGCTGAAGTCCAGAGGATTTGATGGCAGCGAGAAAGAGGTCGATTTACTCCTTCGCGGAGGCAGTATTCCGTCAGGAGCAGGCCTGCGTATCTTCTATCGGAACCAGCGTTTGCAGGAAGATGATCAGTGGCGGAACCTGTATTAATTACGCGGGTTAACAATTCGTGCTCTTAATAATACCAGGCATATCAGGCTGATGAACGTAAAAAAACGTTTTACATCAGTAAGATTATTATATACTGTAAATATAAACAGTGGTTATACATACAGTATTGCGTGTGGTGTCATAGGAGGAAAGATGCAGGACTATTTTTTGGAGTCTTTGAAGCTCCAGCGCATTGATTTTTTTCTTAAGCTTGTAGCGGCTAGTGAGTGTAGTGATGAAGAGAAGGGGCTGGCTCTGCAGTGGGTTTCTGAATTGACTGATGAACTCATGGCAAAAATCAGAACCCACGAATACAACCGCTCAATGGATGTCATCAGCTGAGGTGACTTTTATGCGCATTGAAATAATGATCGATAAAGAGCAGAAGATTAGCCAGTCTACCCTGGACGCCCTTGAATCCGAGCTTTACCGCAATCTGCGCCCCCTGTATCCCAAAACGGTAATTCGCATTCGCAAAGGTAGCTCTAACGGTGTGGAACTAACCGGACTGCAACTGGACGAAGAAAGAAAACAAGTGATGAAAATTATGCAGAAGGTGTGGGAAGACGACAGCTGGCTGCATTAAGAAACGTTGCTGGCGTCTGAACTTGCTTCTGGCGTCAGCAAGGTTGAACAACGAGCCCTTGCGAGGCGTTAGCTCTGTAGTGCATGTCTATGCCGCATGAGATCGCATGATCGTTTGAGGATCGTTTTTGCTAAGGCCCGCCAGAACTGGCGGGCTTTTGCGTAGATCATGCAGGTGCATGAAAACCACTACATAAAGCGGGCAGGCGTGGCGGGGATACGAGCGCGCGCAGCGGGTGGAAACTCAGATTTGAATGTTGTATAAAAGATGGGATCATTCTGAGGAAAAGTGGATATGAAAAAGAAAACTATTCCGGAGTTGCAGAAGCAAAATCTGGCAAATTTAATTAAAAGTCGGCTTTTTCAACAGAAAAATAAAAATAAAGTTACTGTTTTCCTTTGCGGGGGCGATTTGAATGATCCGTTTTTTTGTAGAAATAAAGTTAAAAGAGTGTTGGAAACACATCCCAAAATAGAAATATTCTATCCTGAGGAGTTGTTTGATGAGCTTTTGTATGGACAAGGTCAGCATAGTCTTTTAAGTTTGGAGAATATTTTAGCTGATTCAGTCGATGTTATTATTATTATTCCTGAAAGCCCAGGGTCTTTCGCTGAATTGGGCGCATTTTCAAATAATGAAAAACTGTGCAAAAAAATGATATGTCTTCAGGATGACAAATTCAAACTTAAAAAAAGCTTTCTTAATTATGGGCCTATAAAACTGCTTCGGCGTGCTAATAGCGGTGCAGTATTGCGAGGAGATTTGTCGACTCTTGAAAGCTTGAGTACAGGTAAAGCTTTTTATAATAGAATTATAAAAAGTATTAATGACATCAAAAAAAATAACCCAGTTAATCACTCAATAGATAATATTCTTCACGCTCGGCGTTTTATACTGCCATGTATATATTTGATGGATGGTATAGATAATATACTTCTATATGAGCTATTACATTTGGTGACTAAGAAAGATGCTATTCTTTGTGAAATTATCGTTAAGTCTGTTATTTCAAGCTTGATTAAAGAGTCAATAATTAGGCGTTCAGTTCAAGGATACCATATTACAGAAATTGGTATGCAATACGTTCTTGAGCATTTTGATCGAAAGGCTTTGGACAATCTACGACTGGATATGATGAACTTCGAAAATCGTGGTAAAACAATACTCCACTATGATAGGATGCGTTTTGCGCACCCTTAGCGAGTGGCTTCTCCGGAAGTTCACTGGACAGTGTTTCGCTGTCCTACATACAATCTGAAGTTTTACCAGTTCCCTCATTGAAAGGAGAACATCTCCCGATGTTCTCCTTTCACTTCGGAATCTGATTTTTATGACGTAAGGGTGCGCTCATGACTTCCGCAACACCATCTCAGGTTTTTCGCTTACGCAATCTTGGATTGCCTGTTATGTCCTCTTTAGAGGATATGTCTAGAGAAATGCGTTTATCAGTAGACATACTCCGGTTGTACATTTATCGTGCTGACAAATACTATAAGGTTTATTCGTTGCCAAAAAGAGATGGCAAGAGATCCCGCATCATTTCACAGCCATCACGTGAGCTGAAGGCATTGCAAGCTTGGGTGTTAAGAAACATCCTTGATAAGTTACATTCATCCCCATTTTCCAAAGGCTTTGAAAAAGGGCAATCAATATTAAATAATGCCAGCCCACATGTAGGAGCTAACTATGTATTAAATATTGATTTAGAAGATTGTTTTAATACTATTCTGATAGAGAAAATCTATACTGTTTTTCATTCTCTGGGGTATAACTCTACTATTTCTAATGCTTTAGCAAGATTGTGTTCATTTAATGGTTCGCTACCTCAAGGTGCACCATCTTCTCCAAAGATTGCGAATCTTGTTTTAACTAAATTAGATTATAGAATACATGGATATGCAGGTAGTAAGGGGATCGTATTTACTCGATATGCCGATGATTTGACTTTATCTGCTCAATCTTTAAAAAAAATACTTAAAGCTAAGTCATTTGTATGCTCTATAATACCAAGTGAATCTTTGAAGGTTAATTATAATAAAGTTGCGATTCATGGCCCCAAAGCAAGGAAGGAGGTTACTGGGCTCGTTTTATCTATTGATAATGTTGGAGTTGGCAGAATACGTTATCGCGAAATTAGAAGTAAGATCCATTATCTGGCGGTAAAAAGAAATTCTGATTTCGAACATGTTAAAGGACTTATTGCGTTTGTTAAAAGTGTAGACAAGAAAAACTATAGAAAATTGATGACTTTCTCAAATAAAATGTCTGAAGCATATGGGGTTGATCTAAGTGTTCTTTTTCCTAAAAACAAAAAGGCCATTTAATGGCCTTTTTGTTTATTAGGTAATTGAATAACTCACGAAATTAATAACTTCTTCATTTATCCATTCGTTCAGCTCTTCTAGTCTTTTTTGTAAAGGGATGAGTTCATTCCTCACAAAAACATTAGCAGCTTTCTCTACATCCCCAAACCCTCCAACATTATTAGGCATAATCCCCATCATTTGCGGTGGCACACGATGCGCCGCCATCATGTCATCCCGGCTCACGTTCTTGATGTTCAGAAACTCATCCTTCGCCGCGACCTCTGACAACGGGATAATCTGAAGCCCGTCCTTTTTGCCGTTAGGCGAGTACATAAACAGGTTGCGGAAGTTACCCGGTCCTTTGGCGCTTTTCATCGCGTTGCGGAGGTTGTTCACGTCCTCCTGGTTCTGCGCGGCATCGGTCATGTACATGATGAAGCCAGCATGACTGCCGTTTATGTAATACTTTCGACGGAACAGCGTGGCGGACTCATTGAGCAGGGCGGACGGAATAGCAGAAAGATAGCCGGGCAGGCCATAGATCTCCTGATTTATGTCCGGTTCCATCAGATGGAAAATGCTGCCTTTCGTGAACTGATACGGTTGCGTGGTCATGCCGTATTGCACAAACCAGTAGGTATCTAGGTCTAATCCACGTCGGGTGTATTTTGCCAGCGCAGGCTCAAGAGCGATAACTTCACCGAATCGGTTCGTGCGTTTCTCCAGGTAGGCGTTACCAAATACCAGATAGTCCTGCACAAAACGTGAAAAAGCCTGCTGGCTGAGCAGCGGGTGAGGGATGTAGGTACTGGTCAGAATGTTGCACTTTACTGCAATCGGGGAACTGTGATGCACAGCAGCGCGGAAGGTGCGCGCCAGTCCGTCAAAGCTGACGGGAGGCTCATACCAGCGATCTGTCTGTACGCATTCCACATAGTCCAGCAGTTCGCGGCGGTCAAGTACGGGAATGGGATCACCGAAGCTGAATGCTTCGGCTGTAGTCTGGCTTTTGAGCTGGCTCTGTTTCGTCGCCGCAGCGCGGTTCTTCTTACTCTTTCCCATCAAAAAATCTCCACAATATTGCTGGTATTGGCAGACTCGCCCTGCAGCGGTTCGTTAAAGAGTGCGTGCATTGTTGCCCAGGCCAGATCGGCATGGCTGGCTTCTTCGCTGCGGCTGGCTTCATAGGTCGGGCGGTTGCCGCTGGCGGTGGTGGCGCGACGGATTGCCATGAAGGACTGCGCAATGTCGGTGTGTCCGGCGTCAAATTCTAGGCGGCGGTGACTGATAATGTCGTAGGCCTTGAGTACCAGGGCGTTTTTAACGTTGGGGTTGTAGACAAACTCCCGGACGGCAGGAAAGAATGCTTTCACGTTCTCGTAAACCCCGTGGCCGACGCCAGTTGAGTCGATGCCGATGTATGTCACGTTGTACTGTTCGGTCAGTTTTTTGATGGCGTCAGCCTGGGCGCGGAAGTCCATCCCGCGCCACTGGTGACGCTCAAGAATGCGGAACTTACCGCCCGGCACGGCTGGCGGTGCCACCACCACGCACCCGGCGCTGTCGCCGTTTTGCGTACCTTTTGCCGGGTCATAACCGATCCACACTTCGCGCCAGCCAAACGGGCGCAGGGCCAGTGCATGAAAGTCGGTCCAGACTTCCCAGCTGTCCACCATGCACGCCTGCAGCTCGCTGAGCGGGAACACGGACGCGAGATCGTCCACGAATTCACACATCAGCAGGTTCTGGTATTCGTCCGGGCTGTATTCCATGCGCAACTGGTCAAGGTCGAACAGGTTACAGCCGCCGCGCACCGCATCTTCCACGGTGACTATCTGGCGGTATTGCCCGTCTGCACACAGCAGGCCTGGAGCCAGATTGCTGTGGGACAGGTCGATGTCCACCTTGTCGGCTTTATTGCGCCCACGGTTGAACAGCGCACCGGACCAGAACGGATAAGCACTGTGTGTCAGGCTGGATGGCGTGGAAAAATAGGTTTGTCGCCATTTTTTGTGAATAGCCATACCGGAAGCCACTTTGCGCAGCTCCTGGAATTTCGGTATCCAGAAATATTCATCCAGATACAGGTTGCCGTGGTAACTCTGGGCCGTGCGGGCATTGGTGCCGAGGAAGTACAGCGTGGCCCCGTTAGGAAGCACCATCGGATCGCCTTTCAGCTCCACCTCCACTTCTTTGGCAAAGTCGATGATGTACTGCTTAAAGACGTGGGCCTGTGCCTTACTGGCGGAAAGGAAAATCTGGTTACGTCCGGTCAGCAGGGCGTCAATCAGGGCTTCACGGGCAAAATAGAAGGTCGCGCCGATCTGGCGTGACTTCAGCAGGTTGCGGATGCGGTTGGTTTTTCCGGCTTCCCACCAGTGGCGCTGGTAGTTGAACATGGAGGAATGGAAGATTTCTTCCAGCTTCTCAATCTGTTCATCGGTGAAGACATTCTTTTCCGGCTGACGGCGCGGGCCCTTGTTGCGGTTGGCGACGTTAGGATTTAAGTCGGCTTCGTTGCCGCCATTGTTAAACTTGCCGATCCGCGCGTGGCGCTCCGACTGGCGCGCCAGCAGGTCAATCTCTTTGAAATCTTTCCCTTCTTTGTGCTCCTTCATAATGAGCTGGCAGTAGCGTGCGGCGGTGGTGAGCTGCATCTGATCCAGCGGCCCATAGTCACCCCACTTGTCGCGTTTTTTCCAGCTGTGAACGGTTGCAACTTTCTCGCCCAGCATTTCAGCAATGCGGGCTACGCGGTATCCCTGAAAGTACAGCAGCATGGCCTGCCGACGGGGATCGAGATCTGCGGGTGTCAGTGTGGTGTTCATGGCACAAACCTACAGCCTTGAATGAAGGCTTTCCCCGCCTGCGGTTTGTGTGGTTGTCGGTACAAATACCGCGCATTGTTTCACTGCCCCCATCACCGCAACCATAAGGCTCCAGTAAGTTTTTTCTAACGGAGCACGGCTCATGACAGTGAAAGTAAAGCGTTTTCGCATCGGGGTGGAAGGTGCCACCACCGACGGACGCGAAATCCAGCGTGAATGGCTGGAACAGATGGCAGCCAGCTACAACCCGACGGTGTACACCGCGCTGATTAACCTTGAGCACATCAAGTCTTATCTGCCGGACAGCACCTTTAACCGCTACGGCAAGGTGACGGCGCTGTTTGCTGAAGAAATCACGGAAGGTCCGCTGGCAGGCAAGATGGCACTGTATGCCGACGTTGAGCCAACGGAGTCCCTGGTGGAACTGGTGAAAAAAGGCCAGAAATTATTCACCTCTATGGAAGTCAGCCCGAAGTTCGCTGATACGGGCAAAGCCTACCTGGTCGGCCTGGCTGCCACTGATGACCCTGCCAGTCTGGGTACGGAAATGCTGACATTCAGCGCCAGTGCAGCCCATAACCCGCTGGCAAACCGCAAGCAGAATCCTGCCAATCTCTTTACCGCTGCAGAGGAAACGGTGATCGAACTGGAAGAAATCCAGGATGACAAACCGTCCCTGTTTGCCCGTGTCACGGCGCTGTTCACCAAAAAAGAGCAGTCCGATGATGCCCGGTTCTCTGATGTGCATAAGGCCGTGGAACTGGTCGCCACTGAGCAGCAGAACCTGAGTGCGCGCACCGAAAAATCCCTGTCTGAGCAGGAAGAACGCCTGTCTGAGCTGGAGACTGCCCTGCAGGCACAGCAGACCGCCTTTAACGAACTGGTGGACAAGTTGAGCCAAGAAGACAGCCGCCAGGACTACCGCCAGCGTGCAACAGGCGGTAACGCCCCCGCTGACACTCTGACCAATTGCTGATGGAGCACAAAACCTGATGAAGAAGAATACCCGCTTTGCTTTTAACGCTTACCTGCAGCAGCTGGCGCGTCTGAACGGTGTGGCAGTTGAAGAACTGTCCAGCAAGTTCACCGTGGAGCCGTCTGTGCAGCAGACGCTGGAAGACCAGATCCAGCAGTCCGCCGCTTTCCTGACGCTGATTAACGTCACGCCAGTGACTGAGCAATCCGGTCAGCTGCTGGGGTTGGGTGTTGGCAGCACCATTGCCGGAACCACTGACACCACCGCGAAAGAGCGTGAACCTGTCGATCCGACGCTGATGGTCGATGTGGAATATAAATGCGAGCAGACCAACTTTGACACGGTGCTGACCTACGCGAAGCTGGACCTGTGGGCGAAGTTTCAGGATTTCCAGGTGCGCATCCGTGACGCCATCGTGAAACGTCAGGCTCTGGACCGCATCATGATCGGCTTTAACGGCGTGAAGCGTGCGAAAACCTCCAACCGTAGCGAAAACCCGCTGCTGCAGGATGTGAACAAAGGCTGGCTGCAGAAAATCCGTGAAGATGCACCGGATCACGTCATGGGCAGCACCACCACGGGCGGTGAAACCACACCGGGTGCGGTGAAAGTCGGGAAAGGTGGCGAATATGCCAACCTGGACGCCGTGGTGATGGATGCCGTCAATGAGCTTATCGATGTGGTCTACCAGGACGATGACGATCTGGTGGTGATTTGCGGTCGTGAACTGCTGTCTGACAAGTATTTCCCGCTGGTCAACAAAGAGCAGGAAAACAGTGAAAAACTGGCTGCCGATATGATCATCAGTCAGAAACGCATGGGTGGCCTGCAGGCCGTGCGTGCGCCGTTCTTCCCGCCGAATGCACTGCTGATCACCCGTCTGGATAACCTGTCCATCTACTGGCAGGAAGACACCCGCCGCCGTTCAGTTATCGACAACCCGAAACGTGACCGGATTGAAAATTTTGAATCCGTTAACGAAGCCTATGTGGTTGAGGACTATCGCTGCGCTGCACTGGTGGAAAACATCCAGATTGGTGACTTCAGCGCCGCTGCAGCAGAAACCGGAGCGTAATTCATGAGCCTGAGTCCCGCACGGCAGCATCGCCTGCGCGTTCAGGCTGAACAGGCCGCTCGCGAGGGCGGCAGCGTTCGCCACGCGTCGGGCTATGACCTGATGCTGCTGCAACTGGCGGAAGACCGCCGCCGTCTCAAGGGCGTTCAGTCCACGGTCAAAAAAGCGGAAATCAAGGTGGAGCTGCTGCCGAAATACGCTGCCTGGGCAGAGGGTGTCCTGGCTGCCGGAGGCACTCAACAGGATGACGTGCTGATGTACGTGATGCTGTGGCGCATTGATGCCGGAGATTATGCCGGGGCGCTGGAGATCGGGCGTCACGCCCTGCGTCATGGCTGGGTGATGCCGTTAGGTAACCGCAACGTGCAGACCGTGCTGGCAGAGGAAATGGCAGATGCAGCGCAGAGCGCAATGCTTGCCGCCACCGGCTTTGATGCCGATCTGTTGTTGCAGACGCTGGAGCTGACAGACGGTCTGGATATGCCGGACCAGTCACGGGCGCGTCTGCATAAAGCGATTGGCGCTGTCCTGAGTGAAAGAAATCCGGCTTCTGCCCTTAATCATCTCAACCATGCGTTACAGCTCGATCCCCGCTGTGGCGTGAAAAAAGACAAACAGCAGCTGGAGCGCAGACTGCGCAATGACAGCCGCTGACAGAACGTGCCCCCGCGCACGGGCGGCACGGGGTGGCGAAAGGCACTGCCACATCAAAACCCCGTCCACCGCCCTCTATTTCAGGAGAAAGCAGCATGAAGTTTGTTGCGCCAGAACAGGCACCGGAACAGGCGGAAATCATCAGGAATACGCCGTTCTGGCCTGATGTGGACCTGTCGGAGTTTCGCAGTGTGATGCGCACTGACGGCACGGTGACGCAGCCGCGTTTAAAGCAGGTTGCCCTGTCGGCAATTTCGGAGGTCAACGCAGAGCTGTATGAGTTTCGCAGACGCCAGCAGATGCTGGGGTATGCCTCGCTGGCAGAAGTCCCGGCGGAACAACTGGACGGCAAAAGCGAGCGCATTCAGCACTATTTCAACGCGGTTTACTGCTGGGCACGCGCCATGCTCAACGAACGTTACCAGGACTATGACGCCACGGCATCCGGTGCGAAGCGAGGCGAGGAACTGGCGGAAGCAAGCGGTGATTTATGGCGTGACGCCCGCTGGGCCATCAGCCGGGTGCAGGATGCGCCGCACTGCACAGTGGAGCTTATCTGATGAAAGTGCGTGCGCATCAGTATGACACGGTGGACGCACTTTGCTGGCGTCATTACGGGCGCACGCAGGGTGTCACGGAGCAGGTACTGAAGGCAAATCCGGGGCTTGCCGAATACGGCCCCTTTTTACCTCACGGGCTGCAGGTGGAGCTGCCGGACATTCCGACAACCACCACCGTGCAGACCGTCCAGCTATGGGACTGAATTATGACGCTTGAGCGAATCAGCGCCTTTATCACGTATTGCATCGCCGTCGTGCTGGCCTGGCTGGGCGATTTGTCCATCAAGGATGCCTCAACGCTGGGCGGCCTGATGATCGGTGTGCTGATGCTGGCTATCAACTGGTACTACAAACACAAAGCCTACCAGCTTCTGCGCGACGGGCAGATCTCGCGGGAGGATTATGAATCCATCAATCGTTAAACGCTGCCTTGTCGGGGCCGTGCTGGCTATTGCTGCCACGCTGCCGGGTTTTCAGCAGCTTCACACCTCCGTGGAGGGGCTGAAACTGATTGCCGATTACGAAGGCTGTCGTCTGCAGCCGTATCAGTGCAGCGCGGGTGTCTGGACAGACGGCATTGGTAATACATCTGGCGTCATTCCAGGCAAAACCATTACGGAACGACAGGCAGCGGAAGGGCTGATCTCCAACGTGCTACGTGTGGAGCGGGCACTGGAAAAGTGTGTGAAGCAACAGCCGCCGCAGAAGGTGTATGACGCGGCGGTGTCGTTTGCCTTCAACGTGGGAACGGGCAATGCCTGCAGTTCCACGCTGGTGAAATTGCTCAACCAGCGGCGCTGGGCGGATGCGTGCCGACAGTTGCCGCGCTGGGTTTATGTAAAAGGTGTGTTTAATCAGGGGCTGGATAACCGCCGAGCGCGGGAGATGGCCTGGTGTTTACAGGGAGCAAACTGAAATGAAAAAGAAAGTAATTAGCGGGCTGTTTCTGATGTTATGGATGGCGCTGTTAATCGCAGCAATGGCGTATCCGCAGGGGATTTTTCCGGTACTGGCAGCGTCCGGCGTTTGGGTAGCCTGTTTGCTGACATGGGCGGTAATTCCGGTAGCACTGGCTGCGTTAATTAAGAATGGCCCGCTCTGGCAGGAGTTGAGGGCATCTTTGCTGAAGACAATTACCCGAAAAGAAAACGTATTTATCAGCTGGATGATGCGATTGCTGATTGTCGTAAGTCTCGCCTGGACGGGGTGGGCTATTACCCTGGTCTTTTATCTGCTGACCGTTATTGCCTTCTGGATCACCCGTAATCAGATGGCGCAACAGGTAGCAGCATGAACCGGTTGCTGCTGGTTGTGCTGGCGTTATTACTGGCGGCGCTGGGCTGGCAGACGTGGCGGCTGGCTGATGCCAGCCAGACCATCAGCACGCAGGCAGACGAGCTGCAGAGCAAAAGCCAGGCTCTGGCAAAGAGCAACAGCCAGCTTATCAGCCTGTCCATTCTGACTGAAACCAATAACCGGGAGCAGGCGCGGCTCTATGCCGAAGCAGAACAGACCAGCGCGCTGCTGAGACAACGACAACACCGGATTGAGGAACTGAAACGTGAGAACGAGGATTTACGCCGCTGGGCTGATACTCCTTTGCCTGCTGACATTATCCGGCTGCGGGAACGTCCGACGCTCACCGGAGGTGCAGCTTACCGTCAGTGGTTGTCCGCGAGTGACGCCGTGTTGGCTGGATCAGGCAGCGCCGCGCACTAACGGTGATCTGAACGCGTTGCTGGATGAAACGGAGGCCGCCTGGGCGGTCTGTGCAGACAAAGTGGACATGATTATTGCGTGTCAGGAGCGAAACAGTGAACAAACCACAATCCCTGCGCCACGCCCTCAATAAAGCGGTGCCTTATGTCCGCAATAACCCGGACAAACTGCATCTGTTTGTGGATAACGGTTCGCTGGTTGC